TGAAACTTCACCAACCGAGTTCTCTTTGTGGATTGGTGGTCAAGAAGTGACTAAATTAGATACACTTTTCATTAATACCGTACACAATACGTTATATAACGAATCTCAAGCAAAAGCGACGTGTGCCGTGACGACTCAAGACGGTGGTGATAATGCTTCCACTGGGAGTTACATAATTCCATTCTTTTTCAGTGAAGATTGGACGAAATCTTTACCACTCGTCGGTCTTCAATACCATGAAGTTGAAATTCGAATTAAGTGTAGAAATGGTACATTTAATTTAGGATCTTCACCAAAGGTATACGGTTCGTACGTATTTGTCGACACAGAAGAACGTGATTTTTTCGCAAATAACGAACACGAACTTCTCATTACACAAACACAACACCAACCAATGACTTCTTCCGATACGTCAATTGATTTGACCTACTTTAATCACCCAGTAAAGGCCGTTCACATAGCTGCGGGCTCAAACGTGTCTACATATTACAGGTTCACGGACGCGTCTATGTTTATTAACGGTGTTCCACTCTTTGAAAACATGACACACGAATACTATAGAAACGTCGTTCCATCGAGACACTGTTCGGTTCTTAACACCACGGTCGATTCGGAACAAATATATACATGGCCATTCTGTCTTACCATGAACAAATCTCAACCAACGGGTACCTTGAACTTTTCGCGAATCGATAACGCGAAGATAAATATTAACGGTCTATCGACTGATAATGACAACATCGATATGATTCGCGCGTATGCGGTCAACTATAACATTCTCAGGATTAAGAATGGTATGGGTGGTATTGCATTTGGAAACTAATTTTTAATTTAGTTCGTACCCGAAGATCCAAAACCTCGTTCACCCCGCTTTGTCTCTTTTAATTCATCGACTTCCTCAATAAGTGGTGTTTCACACTTTTCCAAAATCAATTGGGCGATTCTATCGCCTTGTTTAATTTCGAATGGTTCACTCCCGTGATTAAACAAGATAACCTTCAATTCACCCGTATAATCTGGATCAATAACACCGGCACCCGTTTGAATACCGTGTTTTACACTTAAACCTGATCTGGGTGCAATACGACCATACACACCAGTAGGAATTGTTGCACAAATACCCGTACTTACGATACCACGTTCACATGCATTAATCGTCATATTTTCCATACTATACAAATCGTACCCGACCGAACCAGGAGATGCACGCGTCGGTAAAGTTGCTTCGAGAGTTAATCGTTTAATTCTAAGTGTTTCCATGTTTTTTTATTATTATAAGAGTTGTTTCTTTAAAACCATTTAAAATAGTGTAGCATATAATTAGAAATGAGTCTTAAGATTATTATGGGTAACATGTTCTCCGGAAAAACGTCTGAACTTATCCGACGTTTAAAACGGTACCGCGTTATAGGTAAAAAGATTCTCGTTATAAACTCGAAAAAGGATACGCGTGCCTCCGAAGACGTTTTACGTACCCACGATAATGTTCGTTTCGATTGTATAAAAACAAATAGTCTCGAAGAAGTCGATTTTTCAGATGTCGACGTTATAGCCATAGACGAAGCTCAGTTTTTTACGGGTCTTAAAACGTTTGTTGAACGCGTTCTCGATTCGGGTAAAACGATTTTACTCGCGGGACTCGATGGCGATTACAAACAAAGAAAGTTTGGTGAACTCGTAGATTGTGTACCTCTCGCCGATAAAGTGTTTAAAATATCGGCGATGTGTATGGAGTGTATGGACGGTACACACGGACCATTTACAAAACGTATTGTTCAAAACGATGAGCTTGAACTTGTCGGTGATCATAACATGTATAAAGCGGTATGTAGAAAACACCTTTAGTTTAAAACCTATTAATATCTAAAATAAGTACGACCCGTTTTTGTTCGTCGGTTTTATCAACGCGGTGGTACCTCGCGTGATCAAAAAGAACATCTTCACCGGATTTATGTTGATGAATATCAAACTCCGTGGTAAGATTACTTGTTCCTTCGAGTGTTAAGTGGTACCGTAACTGTAAATTACTCTCGGCCCGATGTGCTGATATAGACATTGTTCCTTCCATGACCGCAATCATGGCATGATCAACACACGGTATACTTTTTAAAAATGCATATAACTTTGGGAAATCGTGTATTTTATAGTAATAATACTTTTCGTTACGGTCGAACCATGGATCGAGATCGTGGAAATACCATTTTTGTGCGTTTTTGTGTAACCCGTCGTATTCATCTTTTATATCGAAAAAGTGTTTTTGAACACGCCAAAGGCCTGGAAAATCGTCGACCGAATAGTGTGGCTTATAAAAAAATAAGTCTACGAGTGAGTTTCGTATACCGATGAGTGGACGTAAAGGTTTCTGAAAATAAAGTCTATCGATTGGATTTTTTAAATAATCGTTCAATAATAATATTATAGGAATCATGAAAACCCACATTTTTTTGTGTATATATAATAAATGCCAGGTTATAAAGGAAAAGAATGCTACGCACCAGAACAAAACGATACAATCGATACGTTAGATAAACGGTTTCTTGGTTTGACCAATGTTCAAATTGGTTTGTTCACTTTACCAACACTCATCATTCTCACTTCAGTTATTTTGATTCTCATGAACAGAAAAGCCAGGAAAAACCCAGCGGTTTACGTTTCTTTAGCGATTGGTATACTTCATTTGTATCACCACTATACACTCGCAAGGTTACAAAATAAATATGTTCAATAATTATAGTATACATGCGTGTTCGTTTACGAAAAAGTCCGCGATTTGATAAAAAGTTTAGAGTTACGTTCGATGATGGTAAGATTGTTGATTTTGGGGCCAAGGGGTACTCTGATTATACACTACATAAGAACCCTTTACGTATGCGTATGTACGTCACGCGTCACGGTGGGTTTGTACCACACATGGTTCAAAAACAAACCGATCCTAAACTCGTTCACAAAAACATGCTCGATGTTACACGAAGCGATAAAGAAAACTGGGGTAAATCAGGTTTGTATACCGCGGGGTTCTGGTCGAGATGGCTTTTATGGAGTTACCCTGAACTCGAAAGTGCAAAAAGGTTCATGTCTAAGAAGTTTGGTTTAACTTTTGTCTAATACCACGTCTTTCGAGGTTTGCTTTCAAAGCCGTCATTAAGTTTGCGCGTGGGTCGCGTTTCACGGGACGTGGTGGGACCGGGGGTGCTGGTGGGACCGGAGGTGCTGATGGAATGCGTTTTACAGAAACGCGGGGAGCTCTCGGAACAGATGGTTCCATGGTTTTCAGAAGTGATTTACACGTTCGTATAAGTTTTTTTGAATTACGAACCTGGATTTCCAAAGCTGGTGGTCGTCGTCGTTCAATTCTCATTTTAAGTTCCTTTTCGGATAGGGGAACACGTTTCCCTTTAATTTTTTTAGTCACACGAAGACCTAAACGTTTTGCTTCATTTTTTAAAGTATCTATCTTCATTTATAGTAACCAATATATTTTTCTTTGTTTACTATAAATGTCTAGTTGTGGACCTACTAATTTAGCTTCAACTTTGTGTTGTTGCTTGTGCTGTTTCTTTTTTGTATATAGACCTATATCAAGGATTCCAGTGAAATCCCCACCTTTACTGTTATTGATGTTATGTGCATGCTGTGCTATGTGTTCACAAACCATAACAATGGGAAGTTGTGCATATAGATTTGTTGTTCCAGAAAAGAAAAAAGAAGATTAGAAAAAGTTATCCGTTCTATACAGTTTCGCCTGAAATGAACCCGTTTGTCCTAATACCGAAACGGTTTCATTTCCGTACAGTTCTTGACACCCTATATCGTCCATACAGTCCCGGTCATTAATCGTAACTGGAAGTGGGTACACTTGATCACCTGGTGTTGTCGTGTAATAATGGTATTGATCGCGTCTTCCACGAACTTCTTTACCGTATAAAGGTAAGGTTTCTTCATCTGGACCTACAAGAACCCCCATTTGTTGGACGTACCCGGGTTTGTACTCTTTAATTGGTGGTTTTCGAAACTCTCTTTCGACTGGTATCTGTACTGGAACTTCAACTGGTAAGGGCACAGGAACCCGTTTCTTAACTACGATTGGATTACGTATTTGGTATATAACTAAAGCAAAAAGAACCGCTAACGCAATAAACATAAGTTTTGTTTGCGTTTTGTTTTTGATCTTCATTTTATATATACCAATATTATTTAACGATACGTTTTTTGAGTTCATTGAGTGGACTCAAATCAATTCTATCGAGTCTATACTGAACAAGTAACCAAAGGAAAAATAAAATAGATTTTAAGAAATTATTTGCCTCGGTATCGTCCATTTTGTATATGGGCCCCATTATACGTCCAAAAAACGTTTCTTCTTTACTATTTCCTGTTACAACCATTTCCATTTGGGTCAGTGCACACGTATCGTCGTTCACGGACCAATGGAAAAATATAAACGGGACGAGAAGTGAGTAAAATTCGAGGTTTTGTTTATTCTTCATGAATGGTACAACCAACATGGTTATGAAGAAAAGTAAGTGAATGAAGAATATAATGTTCATCTCTATTAGTATGAACGAAGAAAAGAAACTTCCGAAAATTTGGCACCCACAACAGGAGAAAATATTAAAGTCCTGGGGTGAAGCCGCTGCATGTTATCGATACATGCACTACCAAGCGTACTGTTCATTTAAAAATCTAAGCATGAAATTTACCATACCCCTTATTATTGTAAGTACCATAACCGGTACAGCAAACTTTGCACAGGAAACGTTTCCACCTACTGTCCAACCGTACGTACCGTCGGCTATTGGTGGTTTGAACTTAATCACCGCCATTGCAACAACTATCATGCAGTTTCTCAAAATCAACGAACTCATGGAAGGTCACCGCGTCGCGTCGGTACAGTACGGTAAACTTTCGAGAACCATTCGTCTCGAGTTAACTTTACCTCTTGCTGAAAGAACACAAAACGGTACCGTCATGATTGAAAATATGCGCGCCGAATACGATAGACTTATTGAACAGTCTCCAAACGTACCCAAACAAATGATAGATGCATTTGAACGCGAGTTTCCAGACGATAATGCGTTTTTCAAACCCGAAATCATGCACATACAACCCATCATGCCATTCAAGGCCATTCAGGAAAATAAAGTCATGACGAAACTCAAAGACGCGGTTGGTGGTGTTGCTAAGCGCGAACTTAAAAAAGAACTCGATGAAATACGAGGTATAAAAGGAACCGTTAAAGCTGATATAGAACGCATACAGGAACGTAAAAACGAAATATCCGATTTAAAAGATAAGGGACTCGTAAGTTTGAAAGGTGATCTCATGAAAGAACTCCGAAGACGAACTGAACTCATGGAAGTTGTTACAGAATCACCGAAAGACGATTCACAAGATACGCCACCATCACAAAAAGAGCAAGGTTAAAGATTGTAACACACATCAAATAAGGGAAAAGTTTCCTTTTTAAAGGGTCTAAAACGCGTTTCTGGAGTGTATTATTTTCCATAATAATATCTAAAGCCTGAGTAGCAAGATCGCTTTCTCCATTTTCATCGGACATGGATGCCTTCGTTACAATACATAAACAAAAAAAGGTTGGTACTATTTCGCTCCACGATCGCGAAATAAAAGAAATCACGTCTCTGTTAGAAAACGGTACCAATGTGTTTTTGTGTGGTGCGGCTGGTGTTGGGAAAACGTACATTCTGAATAAAATTCTTGACGAATCAAATAGTATAGAATTGTATGACGAAGTTTTACA